ATAAAATAGCATCTGGTCTAAATATTAATCCAAACTCATAGTTTTTCATATTGTAATATATTTTGTTTTACCATTATCTCTCACTGCTTTAAGCACTCTGTTTCTGTTTTTATCTTCGCTAACATAGGACACGTGAACCCAGTCAGGATTATCACTGCCAAATTCCCATATAAGGGTGTCAAAACTTAAGGTATCTCTTATCCAGTCAAACATTTCTTTATTTGTTTTATGACCGTATATATCGTCTATATCTATTGCTTGACCTTTACAATGCTGACTAGTCTGTCGCCCTGATTTATCTGAAGCCCCTCCTATAGCTTCATTAAGTGCAGGAGACCTATAAAACGAATTTATCTTTATAGGGCCACCGACATACTCTCTTAAAGGTTCAAATACTTTTTCTGCAATTAATTTCATATTAGCCATAGCTTCTGCGTCTGGCGTATTGTCGATGCCAAGTCTAATTGCGGTCACACTTTTACTACCTTCTTTTTCTGATATATGTTTACTAATCATTTGTTGCTACTCTTGTGTATTTACTTTTATCTATTATTGATTGTAATTCTTCAACAGGTGCTTTGATACTTAGTGAAATATCTGCATCCCATCTACCTATAATACTTCTGTCTTTATAAATAAATATCACAGGCACGGCTTTTATTTGTGATCTTATGCTTGGTTTTTGATCTTCCAATAATGCCTTGACTATTCTTGCACCCTCTATTTTGTTAAGGTCTTTATAGTCGTTTCTATAATTCCAATTACTATTTATATGCAATACTGTATATTCTTGCGAATAACTACTTGCAAAAACAAATAATGCAATTAGGACAATTAACTTTCTCATTTTTGTATAATTTCATATAACTTCTCATCTATTTTATCTAACTTCTCGCTGTTTTCTTGGACCTGCTCTGCTGTATTTTCTATAGTTTCTCTTATAAGTTGGTCTTTAAGATCATACTCTGTTCTTGAAATACTAGGCTCTGGCAGGGCCTTAGCAATCTCAATTTCTTGCGACAGAGAATAGTAAGTTCCAGCTATAGATACAGTTCCAGCTACGATTAAAAATATCGTTTTTAAGTCAAGTGTGATTTTACTGTCCTCTCCGATTTCGGTTGGTTTACTCATCTTCTTTTATTTTTTCATATGTTCCGTCTTTCAGATTAATATTTATTTTTCCGTATTCATCTTCAAGCTCTTTTTTTAATTTGTTACTTTCTTCTTGTACGTTTACAAAGGCGTGTAACAAGCCGTGTTTTTGTAATTCAAGTTGGCCTATATCGTGTTTAATAGCTGCAATTTTTTGTTCTAATTCGTTAAGTTTTTCTAATTGTTCTTTTGTAATTTTTGACATAATAATAAATTTTACTTAAATATAATTAATCCCAGTCAGGTCGCAAAACCTCATCCGTTGGGTTTATTTTTTTATCAAGCTCATTATCTAATCTTAACTTTATATCTTCAACATCTAAACCTGCTTCTAGCCATCCTACAACGTCTTCTTTAGTTAAGTCATCGTATTCAATAAAATTATCAGGATCGTACTCAACACTCATACTTCCGTAAGAATCTGTTTGATATTCTCCTGTTTCATCTGTGGCTTCTAAACGCCAGTGTACTGAGTATATAACATTACTATTATCTCCCTCTGTAATTTTTGCATCTAAAGCGTTAATTTTCCAATTGTATGTATTTGCCATTTATTTTGATTTTAGTATTTGTATTTCTTGTTTTAACTCTTGTATTGATTTTAACAATATCGGCACAAGTTTAGAATAATCCACTTGTTGCATTTCTTCTCCGTCTTTTTCTCCGTTTACTGCTTGAGGTACTACCTCTTGCAATTCGTGTGCTTTAACTCCGTAGCTTCTTGTTTTGTCTGACTTCCACTCAAAGTCATATACGTTTATATTACTAACAAGATCAAGACCGTTAAAATCTTTATAGTCATCTTTTAATCTATAATCTGAACTTGTATTAAATGCTGTAGCTGATCCTGACGTATGTATGCTTCCTACTTCGCCATTAGCATTATAATATACTTGTAGTTTTATTGTGCTTGTTGAGGTTGCTGATTGTTTTAGCCTGCTTAACGAACCTGATTTTTCAAATGCTGCACCACCACCATCACCACTTGGTACGCTAGTCGTATTTATCATAAAGCTACCCGTACTGTGGCATCTCGCAACCTCTGTGCTGTTTGTACCAAATGTTAAACTTGTACTGCCTGTTGTTGTTTGTATAACCCCATTACCTGCACCAAAATTAATTTCACCATTACTTTCTGTTATACTTAAATCAGCATCTATTGTAACTGCACCATTGAAATAACTTGTGCCATCATTATACAAATCAAAACTTGCATTAAATGATCCAACACCTAATTTCGAAGTAAGTGTATTACCACTTACGTGCAAAGTCTGTGATGGTGTTGTCGTATTTATGCCCACTCGACTTTCAGACGAATCTAAACGCATTAGCTCAACATTATTTGGATTAAAAGTTATATCATCTCCAATTGCACCGATCATTCCACCAAAAGTACCTGAGCTATTATCTACTAAATTTATAAATACTCCAGCATCTGTACTTTCAAACTTTGCAGCGATTTGTCCTGTGCCTGCATTTACGTGTAAAAAAGTATCAGGGTCTGTATCGTTTATACCTAAATAACCATCTGATGTTAGTCGCATTTTTTCTGTTAAAGAAGAACCTGAATTAGTTTTGAATACTAAACCTCCCGAAGCATTACCTGTATTTAAATTTATGCCTGCAATTTCTGCGTGTGTTCTATCGCCAGGCTCTGTGCCAAATGCAATAGTTTGCTCTTGATTTAGTGTATTATCAGCGTCAAATATTCTTAATGTAGGTTCACTATCTTCAATACATAAAATATGGTCTGGCGAATCCGTTCCAAGACCAAGCCGTCCTGCAGATGTGATACGCATACGTTCAGCATTTCCTGATGTTGAATGAAACCTTAATGCACCACTAGAACTTCCATTATCATAATCAAATCTACCATTAGTTTGTGCTAAAATAACATCATCAGATATTTGCATTTTACCAGCAACGTCTAATTTTTGTGCAGGATTGTTTGTTCCAATACCTAACCCTGTGTTATTTATCCTCATCCTTTCAGTTCCATTTGTTCCAAAATTAATAGCATTTGAAGATGTTCTATAAATACCTGTATCTGTATCTCCACTAAACGCAATAGCTGGACTTCCTGCACTCCCATCTGAAGCTAATATTCTGTCTGAAAAGGTTGCATCTCCGCTATGTGATAAAGTCAATGCAGTTAAAGCAGCACCTGTAGCAAAAACCAAATTTGAAGAACTACCTGTGGCAGTATTATGTATATAGCTCCAATTATTATTTGAACCATTAACATTGTTTTTTATTGCTAGACCACTTCCGTCAATATTTAAAGATATAGCTGACGCATACTGACCTGTCGATCCTATACCCAAATCTCCTGAAATTAAACCATCTCCTGTAACACTAACTCCTGAGCTTGTTGTTTCAAACTTTTCACTTCCATTATGATATAATTTGACGGCACCACCATTGACACAGTGTATAAAATTTGTACTATCGTCATTGTCTCTTAAAAGAATGTCATCTTCTGCTAATATTTTTATATCATCGCTATCACATCTGATAATTAAATCTCCTGTGTTATTATCAATTATAGTATTAGTGCTATCGTGATAAATTTCTAAATCATCTCCTGTACCAAATCTTGCCTTTGCATTGTCTATAAAATCAATACCACTTGAAGTGTTATCTACCTCTATCTTTGTTGCACCTGTAGTGTTTCCTATTGCTAATATTTCAGCTAAAGTATCTACTCCATCTATTGCTGTATCTACATAAGCAGTTGTAGCTACTTTTGTGCTATTATCGTTTTGGCTTTGTGTTGTTGCTACTGTGCTTGATGCGATCGTACCAGTTAAAGTACCCTCTAAATTTGCTACAAGTGTAGCCACTGCGTAACCTGTGCCACTTTTGTTTACTGTTGTTGTAGGCTCTGTTTGTAAATCTTTGAATAAATGATATTTTTCATCAGTTGCGTCTCTAAATAAACCAGAATATAAATCTGTGCTACTTGGTCTGTATTTACCATAAAAACCTATGTCTGACGCATCAGAGGTGTTATTGCTTGCTAATATAATCAATGGGTCTTCAACGCTTAATGTAGAAGTGTCTATTGTTGTTGTTGTTCCTTGTACTTCTAAATTACCGACTACAATTAAATTACCACCTATTTTTGCATCACTATTCGTGTGAAATTGTGTTGTAGGGCTTAATCCAATTCCTACTTTTGTATCTGAAATAAATAATTGTGTAGTATTACCTAAGCCATCTGTTACTTGTTTAGGTGTGCTTGCAATAGGATCATTGTCCGTGAGCTTCAGTAAAGCATCGTAACTATTTTTTATTAATACGTTTGTTAATGTTGCCATTATATTTTTTTAAATATGTTATTAATTTCTTAATATTTGTTTTTTTTGGTTTATATCTTTTCATAATACCCATCCATTAAACAAACTATCACGATCTGGGTGTATATCATCATTTGTGTTCGATGTATATTCAGGATAGCTTGATTGATTGAACGCCATAAAGTCTATAAATCTTGTTGTATAATATTCAGCGTATTCTCTTTGCTTTGCTACTAAATAATCTACCTCCTCTTTTGTCGCTATTTGTGCTGTTTCTGAAGAATGTTTAAATACGCCACCTTGTTTTATTTTATAATTTGCGTGTGGCAAATAATCGCACATTGCATAATGGATTAGCATTGGCTGGATGTGTGTGTTTACTAAAGTTAAGTAAGCACCAGACAAACTGTTAGCAATTATATCAGCACTTATTTTATTGTATAAATCCGTACCAAGATAATTTCTTATGTGTATTTGTTGAGCTATTTTGACAAAGTGAATAAATAAATCTACATCCACGTTACCATCAATGATAGTGTTTCTTTTTAATGTATCTGGTTTTATAAATAATGCTGTTGCCATTTCTTAGTTTTTTCTCCAATAATCATTTCTTGCAGATGCTATTTGTGCAACCTCTGCTGGATTGACTTCAAACTCTGCTTCCTTTTTTAAAGATGGGTCGAGCTTTCTAATTTTTTCTTTTGCCTCCCCAACTGATATTCTTTTATTACCTTTCTTCATATATATCCT